TAGCACTCCTGGACCAGCGGTGTATCGAGGCGGTATGAAATTTGGAGAAATACAAGAAAAAATTAATGCTGGAACATTAAAACCTAAAGATCTTGAAGTGGTGGGACGTGTGGGCGGACATAGTATGGTAATGGATGATGGTGATACCAACGGTACCAATCGATTGTTGCGTTTTAGAACCACCGCTGGCCATCAGATCACAATGAGTGACAGCGGAGACTTTTTTTACATTACTCATGCTAATGGCCTAGCTTGGTTTGAACTTGGTGCGCAAGGCACGCTAGATGTGTATGCCACAAACTCAATTAACTTGCGCACACGTGGAGACATTAATTTGCATGCTGATAGAGACATCAACATGTATGCAGGTGGCAGCATCAAAGCCAAAGCAGTAGAAGATATTACCTTGCAAGCTGATGCAGACCTCACAGCTATTGCACAACAAAATTTAAAACTGTATAGCAAAAGTTATGTTGGCATAAAAGCTGATGGCAGCTTGGCTTTGCAAAGTGCCACTGGTAGTTGGGACGGCGGCAGTGCATTGAAATTCACAGCAGGCGGAATTGATCTCAACGGCCCTGCTGCTGATTCAGTGCCTGCACCCAACAACTTGACCACAACCATCTTAGATGATACCACATTTAGTAGTGCTACTGGATGGAGCGTTGAAACAGATGGGTTAGAAAGCATTGTGACTCGGGCACCCACACACGAACCATATCCTTACCACAACAAAGGTGTGGATATTGAAATTCCATTGGAAGCAGGACAACCGCCGCCCAATCCGGGTGCTGTACCTGTGCCAGCTGGATTTGAACTAGCAAGAAAAGCATGAGTACATTTAATTTTGAATTCAATGGTCAAAAGTTTGAAGTCAAGGCCCCTGCTGGCGTTACATTTGAACAGGCCAAAGCAGTGTTTGACCAACAAACAGCCAGCGGCGGCCTCACAGGATTTAGAGTTGGTGATGTACTAAGCCCAGCCACTCAAGCAGCCGGTGGCCTAGTAGCCGCTCAAAGCCAGCTCACACAAGGACTAGCATCATTATCTAGTAAATTACCTGCTGGCACAAATCTAAGCAGTCTCACAGCCAGTATAGGAACACTAGGACAAGGTGCAGGCACACAAGTGGCCAGTGCATTACAAGGTGGAGCGGCTTCATTTAACTCACTAACTACTGGTGCAAGTGGTGCTACCGCTTCTATTAGTGAAGCGTTGTCAGCAGGACTTGTTGGTGTTAGACAACGTGCTGGTGCTGCATTTAATACGTTTAGGAACAGAGATTTTCAATCTATTGTATCTAATGAATCAGGCCCCCTTGGCAGCTCAGCAATCACAGGTGCAATAACTGGCGCCGCTGCACGAGCAGGAAGTTTAGCCAGCACAGCAGTTGGCACACTATCTAGGTTAATTAGAGGAACTCCTACCGCAGGAATCAACGTAGCAGACTTTGCTAAACAAGGTCCAGCATTGAATGGTATTGGCAACATGAGTTTGCCTGACGTCACTGGTGCTCTAGCACAGGCCAGCAAGTTGGTGGGGCAAGGCGCCGGCACAATCAGTAATGCACTAGGTGCAGGCAAGTTTGGGTTTGATGCCGGACAACTAGAACGAGCAGGCCTTGTGAAACCCGGTACTGCCGCGGCATTCCTGGCCGCAGGCGAAAATGATCTTACCAGTGTGCTAAAGAGTCCCACAGTATGGACTGGTAAAGATGGCGTAAAAGGCCTCGACGGCTTGTTAAGCAATAGTGGATTGCAAGACAAAGTGCAACAGGGATTGATGAAATCAGGGCTTGATGATTTAAAATCAATTGGCATACCCACAGATAAATTGACTCCACAGGCACTTAGTGGCCTAGCTACCAATGCTGCAAAGAGTGTGTCAGACACTGCCAACTGGGCAAAGAATGTGCCTGGATTACCTGCAGACGTCAAAGCCAAATTTGATGCTACGGCTGTAAATGGCGCATTTGCTGTGAATTTAACACAGGCCAAAGTAGATGAGCCGGTTTTACAAGAAACCAAACCAGTGGCTGCTGACAATACTGTTAACAGTGCCACAGTTGATGCCGCAGCCAAACGGGTTACAGGTGATGAACGAGTACCTCAAGTCGGCGGTAATAGCTCAAGTAATTCTACTGCTATCAATGCATTTTCAGACTTTATAAGTTCTTTAAGTACATCATTCTCTGCGTTAAAAACAAAAATTAATTCAATCAACCAAGAGTATCAAACTATCACTCAAGAGCAATGGAATGTTATAAACAACGAAGCTGTCACACTACGAGCCACAGTTAGAGCAAGGTTAGTCGATCTTAACAGTGCTGCTCTTAAAGAATTGGATGCCATTGAAAGTCAGAACCTAGGTACGTACACCCGAAACGATATTATCAACACATACAATTTTGCATTAAAAGACGCAAAATTAATGACTGATCTTAGTGAAGAAATTAGACAATTAATTAAAGATCTAGCCAACAAAATTTCAGTCAGAGCATCTAGCAATAGCTACAGCGGCGCTGGTTAATTTTAAATAAATATAGTCATGACTACCTTTGTTGGCTTTAACACACAGAATCAATACAAAAAATTTACACTAGTGGATTTTGAATTGGTCAAACGTGATCTCTTGAATGCGTTTAACATTCGTCAAGGCCAACTGCCCGGCCGTCCAGAGTATGGCACAGTGTTGTGGAATTATCTGTTTGAAAATCAAGTTGATGCTGTGCAACAAGGCATTATTAATGAAGTGCAACGAGTGGCCGGCGGCGATCCTAGAGTGTTCATCAGCAACATCAATGTGTACCCACAAGAAAATGGCATGCTGATTGAATTAGAAATACAGACTGTGGGCGGAGTCAACGCCGAAATACTGAATGTATTCTTCAATCAAGTCAGCCGTTCGGCTAGCTATGTATAACTACGCCGTTTTTTATCTACATAAATAACAGATAAAGAACACAAGGCCCAGACGCAATGGCAAAAACCACTAGACAAACAGCGATATTTGGTGTAGAAGATTGGAAACAAATCTATCAAACCTATCGCGAAGCAGACTTCCAAAGTTATGACTTTGAAACTCTACGTAAGAGTTTCACCGATTATCTGCGTTTGTACTATCCAGAAACGTTCAATGACTATATTGAGTCATCAGAATACATTGCTTTGCTAGACGTTATTGCGTTTATGGGCCAAGCACTTGCCTTCCGCACTGACCTAAATACTCGTGAAAATTACTTAGACACAGCAGAACGCAGAGATTCAGTCACACGGTTGGCCAATCTTGTTAGCTATACTGCCAAACGCAATACCGCAGCTCAAGGCTTGCTCAAAGCATTCTCAGTAACCACAACAGAAAATGTTGTGGATTACAACGGAGTTAATCTAGCCAACGTCACAGTTAACTGGGCTGATCCCACAAACTTTGACTGGCTAGAACAATGGAATGCTATTGTTAATTCATCGCTGGTCAGCAGTCAAAAGATTGGCCGACCTGCAAACCGCCAAACTATTTTAGGTGTTGATACTAATGAATATGGCATTAACTTAGTGCCAGGATTCTTGCCAGTGATTCCGTACACTGCTACAGTAGATGGAGTTAATATGCCTTTTGAAGCTACAACGTCATCCACGGCTGGCCGAGACTACATTTATGAGCCAAGTCCAAAACCCAATGCCACATTCAATATATTGTATCGCAATGATAAGTTAGGATACCAAAGTGCTAACAATGGATTTTTCTTCTTTTTCAAACAAGGCGTATTGCAAAATCAAGATTTTAACTTGGCCGAACGTATTGCCAACCGCACAGTAAACATCAACATTGATGGTGTTAACAACGAAGATCGTTGGTTATTCCAATTAGATAATGTGGGTAGTGTCAGTCGAGAATGGACATTTACTGAAAACATTTATTCAGCGGCTGCAGAACAAACTGCAACACTAAGACCAATATTTTCTGTGACCAGCAGAACCAATGATCAGATTACCATGGTGTTTGGTGATGGGGTATTCTCTGAGATCCCAGTTGGCATCTTCCGTGCGTATGTTCGTGCTTCAAACGGTTTGCAATACATTATCAATCCTGCTGAAATGCAAAACGTGGTATTGCCCATCAGTTACATTGACCGCAATGGTAATCTGCAAACAATTACTTTTACTTGTGGTATCACACAACCTGTAAGCAATGCACAAAGTCGCGAAAGCATTGATGCTATCAAACAACGTGCGCCTGCTAGATACTATACACAGAATCGCATGGTCAACGGTGAAGACTATAACTTGTTTCCGTTTACTCTTTACAATTCTATTATCAAATCAAAAGCAGTAAACCGTGCCTCAATAGGTACTAGTCGTTATTTGGATTTGGTAGACAACACAGGCAAATATTCATCAACCAATACATTCTCTAGCGATGGTGCCATATGGGAGAACAACATTCTTCCTAGCAGTTTGTTTGCCTGGACCAATCGTAACGAAATAGCTGATCTTATTACTAACACAGTGCAACCTGCTATTGCTGGTGCTACTTTCAAACAATTTTACTACGCCAACTTTCCAAGAATAACTGTGAACACTGGTGTTACCGCACTTAGCACCTGGCATCAGAGCACAACACTGGCGAATGAAACCACTGGATATTTTCAAAATGCACTAGGTGTCCCAGTCATGGTTGGAACTTCTAGCAGCACTGTATTCAAGTATGTGGTGCAAAAAAGTTTAATTAAATTTATACCTCCAGTCATTAACGGACAACCATATTACTTTGATGCTAACAATAGATTAAAAGCTGGTTTACCAACTAGACCAGAAGACCATTTGGAAATTTGGGCTAGTCCGCTTACAGTAGTAGGTGATGGTAGTAACGATGGAGTTGGCAATTTAACCAATGGCCAAGGTCCGGTAGCACTCAACAACTTT